ATCTGTACCACATTTTCCGTCTATAATTGCAATTCTGTACCACTTTTTCCGTCTATCTGTACCACATTTTCCGTCTATCATTTTTGCGCATGCGGCAATATGTGTATATATGTATGTGTATATAGTTATATGCGTATACCGTAGCCCCGCGCCTGCTGCCTTTCTTTTATAGGCGCGTTGTTTCTGTTCAAGACCGTATAGCTTTTTATCCAGCCTTTAGCCTTCCATGCGTCCAGTATGCCTTCTATCTTTTGGCGGTCTGCCTGTCTGTAACGGCGTATTTCCTTTTGCCTGCTTGCATCGGTCTTGTATTCTTTTCCGGCTACGCGTTCTTCTGGTGGCAGGATGCCTGTATTTTTATAAATGGATTCCAGCAGAATTACGTTGCTGCGTTTAAAGTATTTCCCGCCTTTTTCTTCTGCCGCGTTCTTCATAAGCTGTATCTGCTGCAGCAAATAATTTCTAAATTCCGTCACGTTTTCGGTGTCGCTGGTTTTCGCGGAAGTGTCCAGCATTTCATACGGCACTTCTAAAATATGCCCTTTTGCGCGGTTGTAGCTGTATAGTATCGGTTCTTCTACCAGCCTGTAGCCCTGCACTGTGTTGCCCTTATCCGTTACAAACTCCACTTTGCTGCTGTTTATCAGATACGTTTCTATACGTCCGTCCGTTATGCGTTCATCGTCTATGTGCAGGTCAAATTCTTTTATTTCGTTTGTTATGTCCATCTGGAAGCGCGTAAAGCGCATCTTGTCCAGACTGGCGCATATTCTCTTTACTTGCGCTTTGCTTGGTTTTGCCTGCCCGTCCCCGCTTTTTTTGCCGTTCATGGTGCGCCAGATTTCCTGCGGCGTTATGTACAGGGGCTTCTGCGGGCTGTCCAGCTGCCAATAGAAAAAGCGCGTTGCTACGGCGTTGTATACGGCGTTGTCGTACCCTGTTAGCTTCTTGGTTATTTTCCCTTCCGTGCCTTCGTATGTTAGCGCCATGTATATGGGTACTGCTTCCCTTTTTTGCGGCGCTTGATTTATAGACCAACTAAGTGTAAGCTGCCCGTTTGCATCCTGTTGGAATACGCTGCTATCCTGCAGTAATTGAGCGCTTGCTTTGTCGTTCATAAGCCCATACTTTGTAATATCCTGCAGCGGGCTGCGTCTAAGTAGAAAGACGTTTTCCGGCAGTCCTTTTTGTTTGCTTAGCTTTACTTCGCTGTTGTCTGTATATGGGCTTTGTGTTATTTCGTCTATTATGATTTCGGTTAGTTCTGCCAGCCGTTCTTCGTCATCCTGCAGGGCTGCTGTGTGCAGCTTTAGTTCTATTTGCACTGCCTGCGCTATATAATCAGAGCGCAGCAGCGGGGTTTTGTTTTTAATCGTTATCATGGGCATGTGCTGCCAGTCGCTAAGTTTATATTTTATTATTTCGTCGCCTTCTATATATTCCTTATGGATTGATGCTATAACCAGCTGCACCTGCTTTTTTGCGTCTTCTATAATTGCGTCTGGGTTACCTGCAAGGTACTGCTGGAAGTATTCCTGCTGGCATTTATCCGTGTAAGAAAGAAGTTCTATTTCTTGTGCAAGCTGTAGTTTCTGCAGCGTGGCAAGGGCTGCTTTTCGTTCTTCGCTGTCTGGTGCTGATTCGCGTTTAGCTGCAGCCGCTTCCTGTATCCCTGCTGTGTGCTTTGCCCGTATTTGTTCTATATGGGTGAGCTGTTCTTCTGTGTACTGTATGATCATTTTTTGCCCTTTCTTTATTGGCAGGGCAAGCGCAAGCCTGCCGCTGCCGGAGTTCGTCTTTTTATTCTGCTGGTTCTTCTGTGGCAGCTGCAAAGTCCAACCCGCCCAAAAACCCCATGAACATAAAATAAAAGGGTGAGCGCTTTTCTACTAAACTTTTGCCATAGTAGTCTAATACTTCTTTTTCGTAGCGGTTGGGGTCTGGAAGATCCCCGTTTAAAAACATGTCCCGCCATAACTCAAAACATGTTATAGTTGCCTGCGCTTCGGTCATGCCTTCCATAAAGTCCAATGCTTCTTTGTTCTTGTTTTCCATAGCTTCTGCGTCCTTTCTGCCGTCTGGCATTGTGCGGGCATATATGCTATGATGGTCTTGTAGCATAAGCCCTTGTGGTTTGTGTGTTGTACTTGGGCTGTGGTTCGTTGGTCGCGTCTGCAGCCCTTCTTTTATAGGCGCATATATGTATACGTCTATGTGTCCATGTGTATACTGCTTTACTTCTGCTAACTACTATTTGTTAGGGTTGCTTCCGAAGCCGTTGTGCAGAAGGTTCTGCAGCTGGTCTTCTGTTATCCTGTATTCCTTGCCAAACTTGGAAGCCTGCAGCCGTCCTTTGCTTATGTTGTTGTATAACGTCTGCCGACTGTATCCCAGTATGTTTGCTACTTCCTGTAAGGTGTACAGCTTCTTCTGTTCATCTGTCATGCGTTGCCCTGCCTTTCTGCGTATTCATCTAAAAGCTGGTTTACTAAGTCGTTCATGCTTATGCCCTGTGCCTGGGCTGCTTTCTTTATGGCTTCTTTTGTTGTTGGACGTATAAGCAGCTGCATGCGTTCGCTTTTCTGTTCGCGCACAAGTCTGTAGCCTTTTGGCGCCGCAAAGCTGTCTGCCTGCGTTACTTCCGGCTGTTCTTCCGGCACACTTACGAATAAAGCATCTGCCGACTTCTTAAAACTTTTTGCCATTTCTCTTTACTTCCTTTCTAAGAATTCATTTACGAATACTGCATAGTCTTTTGCTGCGTTGCTTCTTGGCGCATATTTGAATATGTCTTCCTGTGCGTATTGCGCTTCTTTTATGCTTATACATTCCCGCACTGGGGTGCTGTATAGTCTTGTGTTCAGATGCTCTGCAGCTTCCTGCAGGTTGCTTTGCATGTCTCTGGAAATAACTGCCCGCTTGTTGTGGCGCGTGATCAGTATGCCCCGGATCTGTAAGTTATGGTTGCAGTACTTCCTAACTGTCTCTATGGTTTCGTTTAGCTGTGCCATGCCTTGCAGTGAATAAATTTCTGCCTGTACTGGAATTATCACGCTGTCTGCAGCGGCAAGGGCGTTTACGGTCAATGTTCCCAGTGCGGCAGGCGTGTCTATCACAACATAGTCATATATGCCCGCTATGGTTTCCAGCGCGTCCCGCAGCCGGTATTCTTTCCGCTTATCTGTTATGACTATGTCCGCGCCAGCCAGGTCCTTGCCTGCGGGTATAACGTCCCCTTGCGGCGTGTGCTGTATTGCTTCCGGCGCTGTAGCTTCCTGCGTTAATACGTCCATGCTGGTTACGCCGTTAATATCTGCGCCCAGTGCGTAAGAAAGGTTTGTTTGGCTGTCTAAGTCGATGTACAGCACTGAAAAGCCCTTCTTTATAAGCCCAGCGCCCAGCGCTTGCGCCGTTGCAGTCTTTCCTACGCCGCCCTTTCTGCTGATAATTGCTACCACTTCCATTTTTCTGCCCTTTCCCCTGTTTGTTCCCCTGTTATGGTGCGCATGCTCTGCGCCGTTTTATAGTTCGTTCCTTTTGGCTTCCCGTGGTTATGGGATACTGCACAGCCTTTTTAGTTTCCGTGCCTGTAAAGAAAAGCCCTTCTTGTGCGGATCTGGTCTGCTTGTACCGTTGCCAGAAAAAGAAATAATATTTTTTATCCGGCTGCAGCTGTGTGGTTATGGGAGTCTGAAAAGATGCAGGCCGCTATGGTGTTTTCGCTTCGGTTCTTTTCCCGTTCCAAATTATGCGCGTAGATCTGCGTTGTGCTTATGTTCTTATGCCGCGCAAACTGCTGCACTTCCTCCAGCGGAAGCCCGCCTATAAGAGATAGCGTAACGGCACTGTGTCGCAAGCTGTGGGCTGTCAGTCTGTCGCTGATGTATCCGGCGTTTATAAACCTGCCCTTTACTATGCTGCTTATGCTTCTGGGGCTTAGCCGCTGCCCTTTACTGTTATTGCTAAGACTGGTAAAAAGCGGCTGTGTGCCTTTTGCTGTCCGGCGCGTTCTCAAATATTCCCGGATGGGCTTCTCTACTTCCGGCACTACCTTTATATATTCCGTGCGTTCGTCCCTGCCTTTCCCCTGCAGGTAAAGCACTGTACTGCCGCCCAGCGTTTTAAGGTCTTCTATGTTTGCCCGTGATACTTCTATATCCCGCAGCCCGCCTGTGACCATAAGCGCTATTATGCTGTAGTCCCGTTTGCCCTGTGCTGTCTGTGTGTCTATGCTGCTTAATATGTCCTGTATCTGCGCTGCGTTCAGATAGTCCTTTTTATGGCTGCTGTCCAGCTTTGCGCCTTTTACATGGTCTGCAATATTTGGGTAAATTCCTGCCTGCGCAGTCCACTGGAAGAAAAGACGCAAGGCTGTAATGTAGTTCTGTACCGTGGAAGGCTTGCAGCGTTCCCGCAGTTCATCCCTGTATGTCAGTATGTCCTGCCGTGTGGGGTTCTGTATGCTGTTCTGATGCGCCCATTTTATAAACTGCTTAATATTGCCCGTGTACGTTTGCACTGTGCGGGGCGTGGCGTCCAGAAAGGTTGTATAGTTCCTGTACGCCGCTGCCAGCCCTTTTCCTTCCGGCAGCGTATTTATTACGGTTATTTCTTGTGCCATGCTGTTTCCCCTTCCGCATAATAATAGCTGTGTATTAATATGTGTATATCTGCATGCTGTTAGACGCTCCTGTTCAAGACTATTATATGACATCATATCATAACATGCAATAACATATTTACCTCATGAGACAAAAAAAGAAGCCTGCACGATGCGGATGTGCAAGCCACTTAATAGAAGAAAGACCCGTAACATAAGTGTCATACATATAATAGCATAATTATATATGTATTACAATATACACATGCAGTGTAAAGCCCCTATACGCCCAAATAAGCCGCTTTTACGTTTCCGTGGGTGTTTTATTACCTTGCCTTCTTTCCGGCGCTCTGTTGGGCTGTCCTGGCTTCTCCATGCGCTTCTATAAGCTTCCTGTGCCATGCGTGTTATTTGCCGCTCTTCTTCTGTACAGTCGCAGCGTTCCCCTATATCCAGCGCCGCCCCGCATAGCGGGCATGTTCTATAGTCACTTCTGGTCTTCTGCATCTGCTCCCGATCCCGTTCTCATATTCCATGCGTTTATAGCATCTCTGCAGGCTGCATTGTCCCAGCCCGCCGCTGCCGGTTCTTCTTCACTGGCGTATGTTTTGCCCTGTGCGCCGCATATATCGCATCTAATGAAAGTAAAATATGTGCGTTTTTTGTAGCTGTAGTTAGCATTTAGACACGCTGTTCCCCCGCAGTGCGGGCAAGTCTTAATTTTCATGGTTTCTCTCCCGGTATTTCCGCATGTACTCTGTGTTATATTGCGGGTTTGCGTCTTCCCATTTCATGCGCTGCAGCAGCCGTCCAGCTTCCTTACAGGTAAAGCTGCAGTATTTCTTATTGGGCTTGTTTGTTTCAAAGTTACGCCCGCAGATAATGCACTTCTTTTCCATGCCGCCTGCCTTTCTTTAAAAGTTGCTGTTGGTTCTAAACGGGTTAAAAGCCATTTGCTTTCCCATCCATTCCGCAAACTGATCGCGTGCCGGGCGTGCATCCGGCAGCCCCGTTACTTCCCCGCCGTCTTTTGTTCTGGGATACCCGCCAGCTTCTACCCTTGCTGCTTCTTCGATCTCTGCCAGCGCTGCGCTTGTTGCGTCCTGGCTATTTGTTCCCTGCTGCGCCTGCATCCATTCCGCAAATTGTTCGCGTGTATGTTTGGGGCGCTGTGCTTCGTGTTCTTTTCTGTATGCTAAAAGGGCTTTAGCCTGCGCTATAGCTTCTTCTTCCGTTTCGCCTGTAAGAAGGTGTGCTGGCACGCCCGTGCGCTGTTCTATGGTCTTTTTAACGTCTTCTACGGTCATTTTCTGCCCGTCCTTTCTTCTTGCTGTTTTTGTTTTATAAAATTGTCGCAGCTTTGGCATAACCCGCCGCTTATTGCTGGCTTCCCGCATATTCGGCAGAAACGCCGTGCATATTTATTTCCTTTTTCGTGCGTTGTCTTCTTTGTGTAAAAGCATTTATTTGCCTTCTGCTGCCCGTAAGAATATTTATTCCATGCTACTGCCATATCATTTCACCCTATTCGCATTTGCTTTGCCGGATTGCGCTTGCTGGTTCTTACACCCCATAAGGCAAGGCTGCATGCTTCTATAAGTTCTGCCCCTGCGCCGCCAAAACCCCAGCCGCCGCTTATTTTTCTTTTTTCTGCGGTTAAAGCGCTGTCTCGCAGCATTTCCTGCCCTTCATACCATGTTATTGTCTGTTCGGTTACTTCATTTACCAGCAGGCTTGCTGCAGCTATGATTGTGCCAGCAGATGCCTTTATAACGCTGTCCTTAAATACCCATGTGGGGCGTATTTTATCTATTAAAACGTCCGTGCCGTTTCTGCCGTCTATCACTACGCATGATGCCTTTTTGTAACGTTCGTTTAACCAGTCTGCCAGCCATGTAAGCCCCATGCCCAGCGTCTTTACGTTTATAATGCTTATGCGCGCCTTGCCGTCCTTATCAATGCACGCCCCAGCAAGCACTACCGTGCTACCGTCCAGAGTAAATTTTATGCCGTATGCGGTCTTACCTTCCGGCTTCTGGCTATCGCTTTTGCATGCGTTCCATGCTTTTTCATCTATAGCGGGCTGCGCCTGTTCTTTTGTGGCTTCGATCCATGCGCCCAGCCTTTCCCGCGCGAATCCGTCCGGGCTTAGCGTTCTGGCTTCTTCAGCAGTGAATTCCTCCGTTAACCGATACCCCAGTGCCGGGTTTGCTTCTGCCCATAGCTTTTTATTGCCTATGTTTATGTCCTGCAAGCTGTCCGCTGCTATGCCCCATTCATGCCAGCTGCTTTTCTGTTCTTCGCCCCGGCCGGCAGCCGTAATGCACGCTTGCCGGAAGCGCCGGAAGACTTCGCCAAGGCAGCCCGGATACGGCGGCGTGCCTATATAAATTAGCTGCCTTGTACCCGTAGCGCTGGCACTAAGTACAGCCATAATAGCTTCTGACTGTTCGTCTGTAAGTTCCTGCGCTTCGTCATACACTACTAGGCTTATGCCGTCATATCCTCTCGCGGCTTGCCTGCTGCGGGCGGTAAACTCAATTATGCCGCCGTTATTAAGTTCTATGCTTTCTTCGCCTATGCCGTAGCGTATCTTTTTAACGGCTTTAATAATTTCTGGGTGCTTCTTATCCGTAAACATATTAGCCAGCCGTCTAAAAGCCTTCTTAGCCGTCCGTACTTGGTGCGCTGTATGTAAAATACGTTCCCCGTTCACTACTAAGCCGTAAAACTCCCTAGCTTCTACTATGCAGTTCTTCCCGTTCTGTCTGGGTACGCTTAAGCCTGCGCTTGTTACGCTGTAGCTGCCTGTTTCGTCCGTTCCTAGCCAGCTGTTAAGTACTAGCTGCTGCCATTCGTCCAGCGTCACGCCGTAAGCCTGCATAAGCATAGCTGCGCCCTTGCCGTCTGTCCCGCTTCTGGGCGGTTCTATCTTAATACGGGGTGTTTGATTTCCTTTCATGCGTTCGCCTTCTTCATCTGCTTTACTTGATCTAGCACGCTTAAGCTGTCCCCTGCTGCTTCTTCCTGCAGTTCTTTAGGCAAGTAAGAAGAAAACTTTTCAAGCCCTACCATGTAAGCCCGCCATAAGTTTATATAAGCCTTAAATATGGGGTTTTCCCTTGTGCCTGTCTGCCCGCCACCGTTGTCATACTCACAAACTACGCTAGCTTCCTGCATTTCTTCCCGCGCTTCGTCCAGCTTTACCCGCTGCCATGCCATGTTATCCACTACGGGCGCTAGTACGTCCCGCTGCTGCTTTGGTACGTCTGCCCTGTCCAGCAGGGCTTCTAGACGCTTATGTTCCCGTGTTACCTTGCGTTTATCCATAAATAGCCCTGTATATCCTTCCTAAAGTGTCTGACTACCCCTTAGCCGTAAGCCTTCCGCCAAATATTGGCGCTGGCAACCTGAATGGGTGCCGAGCCCCCGGATCGGGGGTGCTACGCCACACCCTTTGCCACCCGTCCCGGCAGCGGTCGTAAGGGTTTTTCTATTTGCTTCTGGCCGTCTGTGTTTCATGGTATACATATGTCCGTAAGCTGTTATTTGCATATTTGTATATGTAAAGCATCAACTTATGCCCTGCAGGCGTGCCGTCTTGCCCGTATTCCCATAACGCCCCGCCCTTATAAATTACACGCCCATATACAAAAGCTATTAATAAGGCAGACCCTGACAAGAAATCTTGTCAAGGCGCTACGCAAACGGATATACTTATACTTCTATGTATAGCTGTTTAGTTGTATACTTTTAGGAACATAGTCTGCAGTCTGGTCTGCGGTTCTTCCCGGATCTGCTCCACGCCTACCAGTTCTGATACCCTGTCCACGTTGTACCATGTAGGAGCGGCATCAAATTCATCCTGCGCCACTACAAGAAAGTTACCCGCCACCCATACCAGCCTATTGCGTAGGGGCTGGCTCTTGCCTTTAAAGTAAATAGCCTTTACCCGCAGCGGCTTGTTTATGCTTATCCGTTCCATGCGTTACCCCTTGTATAATTCTTCTGCCTTTTTCAGATAGTCCCGCAGCTGTTCTGCTTCTTCGCATCCGTCATAAACAAAACTGTGTACAGGCACAGGTGTTTTACTTCTGTCTGTATACTTCCCTGTAAGTTTATCAAAATACATAGTGCCGCCCCTTGTGCTGTAGTTTGCGTGTATATCCCGCTGCCATGCTGTAAGGGTGCTTTCTGTGTCCTGTACTGCTGCCTTGTAGTCCTTAAGCAGTTCTGCCAGCTTCTTAAGGTGTCCTGCTGCCGCTGCCTTAAAGTCTTCTGCCAGCTGCTTTTCATACTCTAGCAGGCCGTCTACTACGCTGTCGCTTTCCGCTTCGCTTATGTATTCCTGCTGCTTAATCTGGCTGTAGCGCCCGTTAAACATATCAAGCGCAGTTTGCGCCTTGCGCTTTGCGTCCTTCGCTTCTGCGTAAGCGTCTACGTTCATTTCTTCCGTTGCGGTCTTCATAGCCAGCGCCGCCGCTTCTATCTGGGTGCGGGCTTCTTCCTGCTTCTGTCTGATCGTTTCCAGCTGCGCCGCCTTGCTGTCCTGCATTTTCTTCATGCGGTCTTTTACTTCCTGTAAAGTGTTCTGCTTAGCCATATTTTCTTACCCCCTAACATTGGTTTGCCAATAAAAGAAAACAGGAAGAAAAGCCGCCGTTTATAGCGTTCCTTCTTCCTGTTCTGTGTTTATATAGCGGGTTCAGTGTAGGCTGTGCGCTGCCCCCGTTCGGCAGGTTGTTAGCTTTTAGGTAAAGCCCCCTTGTAGCGCCCTATTCCCCGCTGCTGTTCTGTTCATATACAGTATACTGTAAAAACGTTTTACACGCAAGCACATACATATAAAATTATACTGCATGCTGTATACTGCTATATTATTATCGTGCTTTTGCTTCCCGTACTGCAGCAAAAACGTCATCCGCGACTTTATCTGCTGGCTGCCAGCCTTCCTGTTCCCAGAAGCAGTTAAACATGGCGTAAAAGTCAAACAATGCCTGTCCCCTGCTGCCGTTCCTGTTTTTAAGCACCTTTGCCTGCAGGTGTTGTGCTTTGCCGCCTTTTGCCGCGGCGTCCATGTCTTTTATAAGTTCGCGTATGCGCTTCTGTCTTGCGCCGTCCGTTTCGCCTTCTTGGTAGTCCATTCCTTCATATTGCAGCCCTATAAGAACGTCTGCGCCGTATTCGATCGCGCCGGACTCTTTAAAGCTGGCGTTGTTTACTGGCTGCATGTAGTTGTCTCTGTTGAAAGAAGATATTCCGATAACTGGTATCTTACAGTCACGGCTTAGCCGTTTAAGTTCCAGTACGCCCTTGTCCGTGTTCTGCTTATCCGATGCCCGTATATCAGCAGGCGCAAGTATCTGCAGATAGTCTATAAGGACTACGGGCTTATTGCCTGTAATAGAAATATGCCGCAGCACGATCTCTTTTATCTGCTCTGCGCCGATGTTTCCGACGCCTTCATGTATAAAGATATGCTCTGCAAATGCCTTATACATTCGCATAGCGCTGTATATGTGGTCTTTTTCCGGCTTGCTGTATGTCTTATAGCGTGCGCCTGCAGTTATTCCCCGCGTTGTTTTTGCCAGCGCCTTGTCTTTTGCAAACTGGTATGTAAGACGGCTTATGCTTTTGGCAATAAGTTCGCTGCGCGCCATTTCCAGACTGAATACCAAACAGTCCTGCCCCTGCTGCGCGATCTGGTCTATTATCTGCAGCGCCAGTGTTGTTTTGCCCAGGCTGCTTACAGCGCCTATAATATACAGCCCTTCATATAGCCCGCCGTCCAGCACTTCGTCCAAGTTATTAAAACCCGTGCTTATGGCAGGCGTGTTTACGCTGGCGTTTATGCCGTCTAAAAAGTTTCGCAGTTCTGTGGCGGCGCTTGTCTTTAGATACTCTTCTTTTGCCGCCTCCGCTGCAGCTTCCAGTTCTACTTCCCGCTGCCGTTCTGCCGCTGCCACTTCCGCTATAAAGCCGTCCCGGTCATTCTGCAGCGCTTCGTTTGCGTCCTTTGCCGTGCCGTATGGGTTAATCCGGTAAAAAGGAATCTGCAGGCGTGTAAGTTCTTCTGCCAGCATATCTTCCGTCTTTCTGCCGTCTTCGTCTGCATCCAGAGCAAGAATAAGCGGCCGTTCCGGGCGTTTCCTTTCTATCCTTTCCACAAGCCTTTTATAATTGCTTGTACTGCCCAGCGCTACGGCTATGCCGCCTGCTTCTACGATGCTAAGCGCATCCAGTTCGCCTTCTACTATAAAAATAGGCTTGTTCGCGTCGCTGTCTTGTTTGGGTTGATAAAGACGGCTTGCGCCCTTCTTTCTGTATCGGTTCTTCTTCGCTGGTTCTTTTGGCGTATCTATATTGCGCGCCACATAGCTTCCCTTTCCTGTAGGAATAATCAGCGCCCGCCATATAGTAGGAATATTATTCCCGGCTTCGTCTACGTCATATGCCTTGTAGCTTGCGTCATATCCCAGCCCGCATGTTCTTGCCACTTCTGCGCTTATACCACGCTGGCGCAAGTATTCCTGGGCTGCATCATTCTGTATATTTGCCTGCGTCTGCTTATAATACTCTGTAAAGTCTTCTGCCATTTTTGCTTCCTTTTTTACTGTGGCTGCCGCTGCTTCCGTCTGTTCTCTTTTATGCTGCGCCCAGCCTTCTGCAATTCTGTCATAACGTCCCCTGTTTTCCCTGTCTACCGTTATGCCGTACATTTCGTACGCCTTATTGAAAATATCCCGCGCTTCCGTAAGTCCGTAGTCTATGCCTATCAGATCAAATATGTCATAGCTTGCGCCGCAGCTGAAACACTTGCAGCGTTGCCGCCGTTCGTCATAACTCATACTGGGGTGTGCGTCTGGGTGATCCGGGTTTAAGCATGTAAACATCTTGCGCGTGTTTATGCCCTTGCTGTGCAAGTAGTCCCCCAGATACCCCTTTACTGTTTCCCGTGCCTGTTCTCTATCCATATTACATTATCCCTTCTGCGCATCTGTTTTGGTTTTTTCAAAATTCGAACCATCTCGATTTTTGAAATCATCGCTTTTTCTGTCGCCGCCTGATGCTTTCGGAATGCTCAACAGCAGTCCACCTGCGCGCTGGCTTCTGCCCGTAGGTACTTGCCTGTAAAAAGAAGCGTGTTCTGTTGGCGATACCATACAAGGCAAGCCCGCCCGCCGTAAAGCGGGGCGGGGGCAGCCGGTATAGAGTCTATATATACTTCTTTATAGACTCTATATACGGTTTTCGGCAAAACCCCGCAGCCCGCATAAAATAAGGCGTTGCGGGCGTTTTTGGCGGGTGCATCTGTACCACTTTTTCCGTCTATCTGTACCACATTTTCCGTCTATAATTGCAATTCTGTACCACTTTTTCCGTCTATCTGTACCACATTTACCGTCTATCATTTTTGCTCATGCGGCAATATGTGT